TCGACGATGCGCGCGCCGTTGGTGCCGGGAGCGCTCTTCGCGTCGAGCTTTCGCCCGTGCGTCGCGCTCACCGACGCCAAGCCGGGCAGCGGGGATCCGCCGAGGTACAGCGTGTCCCACAGGTCCGGCGAGTCGTCCCAGAAGATCGAGATGTCGAGGTCAGCCATCAGCGCCCGCCTCTCTGCGATGCACGGTCCGCAGAGCTCTGCACAACCGTCGGGATCGCCGCACCGGCCGCGGCTGCGATGTCCTCGGGCGTCGAACCCTTCTCAGCCTGCGCGTTCACGTTCACCGTGACGTTCGGCTGCGAAACGATCGGGCGTCCCGCGTTGGGATCGCGCCCAGCGTTGACGATGCCCGTCGCGCCCGCCATCGGCGACTCATACGAGATGTCGTAGCCCAGGCGCTGCAAGAGCCAGTCAGGCATGTAGTCCTGAATGGCGCTCCACAGCTCCATGATCTTGTTCTTGATCGCGCTGAACACCTCGCCGATCTTCGTGCCCAGCCACACGATCGCCGTCGGGACGGCGATGATGGACACCCAGAGCAGCATGAACGCGCTGCCGACGACGCCCGCGACCTTGCCGAGCGAGCGCATGACGTCGAGCGCGGTGATTGCGCCGTCGCCGCCGAGCGCGTTCATCACGCTTTGCGCGCTCTCTGCGATCCACGCGAGCGTCGGGCCCAGCGTTTCCCACGCGGCGCCGTAGTAGGCGGAGCTCCACTTGGCGAGCGTGCGCATGGCGCCGATGACGTTCTCGACCGTATCGAGCACCTTGTTGAAGGTCGCGGTGAGCCCGCCCTTCGTGTTCTTGTCCGAGATGTTCAGCACCCCGAACACCTCATCGATCACGCCGCGCATGATCTTCTGCAGGCGCTGCCCAACCGCGTTCGTCGACGAGAGAAGTTCAACCACCTGCTGAAGAAATCCCTTGAACGCCGAGAACCCAGCCCCCTCGAACAGGGTCGTGCCATCGGGACCGTTGCCCAACAACAACTCCGGGATCGAGCTCCCAAGTGTCGAGAGCAACCCGAGCGTCGTGGTGCTCTGGTTCCCGCTGTATTGCCCGCTCCGCGTCGTGTTCGTCTGCCGCTGAACAGCACGCGCCATCGCAGCGAACGTCATGGTGTCGGTGATTCGCCCCGCCTCCATCATCGCTTGCAGCCGACGATTGAGCGCTGGTCCTGTCTCGCGCATGCCGAGGTTGCTGCCGAGCGCCGCGAAGAGATGCTCGCGCGAAAGCCCCGCCTGCAGAAGCTGATTGAGCTCTTGCCCACGCAGGCGCCCCGCCCCGCGAATCTGTCCGACCGCGAGCCCCAGCCGCTGCATGATGCCCGAGTCTTCCGGCGTCATCGCGGACAGGTCCGCGAGCACCCCGGTCATGACGTCGCGCTCGCGCGTGTCGCGAAAGCCAGCGCCGAGCAGCTGACGCCGCATCGACACGACGTTGCGCGTGTCGAAGGGCGTGAGTCTGGCGATCCGCAGCGCGGAGCTGAACTCGGCGTTGGCCGCGCCGCGGCTACCGAGCAGCGTTTGCATCGAGACGATCGTGCTCTCCTGGAATCCACCGAGCTCGACAACGCTCCGCGCTGCGCTCGCACCGACGCCAGCAATCGCACCGGCCGCGGCGATCGCAGCCGCACCGACGGTCATCAGCACCGAGCCAACGCCACTGAGCACCGAGCCAAAGAGCCCCGATGACGAGCTCGCTTGCCCCTGCTGACGAGCGAAGGCCTCGAGCTCTCGCCCGATCTGTCGCTGCCGTTGCGCGCGTCGTTGCCCGGTCGCGCGATCGAGCGCCGCGAGGGGATCGGGCGCGCGAGCTGCACGCGACGCGGAGGCACGCACGCTGTCCTGCGCGACGCGCACCGCGTTCAGCGACTGCACGACCTTGCGCGCAGGCCCGCTGGTGCGGTCCATCAGCTCCATCACCCACTTGAGGCCTTCGATCGCCATGGCTCAGCCCGTCACTTCTTCTGCAGCGTCCAGCGGATCGAGTGCAGGAATTCGGCGGCGAGCAGCCAACCGACGTCCTCTTCGTCCTCGTCTACTTCCGCCCCAGTGAGCCCCTTCGCGGCCGCGCGCAGGCACTGCGCTGCCGTTCCGACGTCGTGCCGCGCCGACCGGAAGAGGCTCAGGACTTTCCCACCTCGGCGCTCCCGCTCAGGCCGATCGCCGAGAGGAGCGGGCGCCCGAACTCTTCGGGCAGCGCGGGGAACTCATCGAGCAGCTCTTCGAACTTCGCGCGTTCGGGCGAAAGAACGTGAGCCTTCAAGAGCCCTTCGAGCGCGCCGTCGCGTTTGTTGTCGTCGCCGAGCTGCTTGCGAAAACGCTCGTACTCTTTGCGTCCCGGCTTGAGCACCGCGATCTCAATGGCGCCGTCGGGCGTCGAGGTCGAGAGCTTCAGCACCTTGCGCTCGCCGTGCTTCGCTTTGAGCTCCACCAGCGCTTCGTCCGTCACTTCGTGGATCTTGTTCACGTCTGCTCTCCGATCGGGTCGAGCCCGTTTTCGAGGATCTTCATGATGTCGAGCGTGAGCTTCACCGTGAGCCCGTCGGACCCTTGCGAGTTGTCCTTCGAGACCTCGGTGATGCGGCACCCTTCGAGCGTGTCGGTCGTGACGGGCAGCCCATCCGCGCCGTAGGTCACCGACACGTTGAACGACTTGCGCATGTACCCGTTGCCGAGGGCAGCGCGCAGCTCGTCCCACTCGGCGGTGTACATCTCGATCGAGCCGTCTTCGGTGGCTTCGCCGAGCGTGCGGCCGAGCTTTCGCGCGCCGGTGCCTCGCACTTGGCCGGGCGAGAGCGCGACCTTGTAGTTCACGGCCTTGAAGCCCTTGAAGCGCTTCGGTCCGTTCGGCGTGTCGATGGTGACTTCGATCGTCGCGAACTCGTGGCGCTCGCCGTTCACGATCGGATATTCGATGGCCATGGGTCAGCTCCTCTCAGACGGTGAGAGCGGGGTTTTCGAGGGAGAGCTCGGCGTCGATCGCCTTGGCGTAGCCGAGCGGCGTGACGAGCAGCTGCGCGCGAAGCTTCTTCGTCGAGAGGATGTTGTCCGTGCGGTTCACGATCACGCGCACCGCTGAGCAGTCGCCAGAGTCGAGGATCGCGCGCTCGATGGCGCTGCGAACCGCCTGCTCGATCTGCTGTGCGTCGCGCTCGTCGATGCGGCCGGCGTTCGCGCTGCCCACTGGGTTCACGCGGATGCGTCGGCGGCGATACTCGAGCAGCTTCAACCGCCCCGCGCGCGAGGCTTCATCGATCACTCGCCCGTTGGGGAGCTCTTCGAAGTCCGAGCCGATCGGCGCGAGCATCGCGCTGTTGCTGGCGAAGTAGCCCGTCACGCCGTTGATCGTCTGCAAGCACGCGACGCGGCCCGCGTCGTACACGCTGCGCGCGGCGGTCGACATCTCCAGCGACTCGGCGATGATCCCGTCGAGTCCGCCGAGACCACCGTCGCCAGGGTCCTGCGAGAACGGGATCGCCGCGGCGCGCGCGACGTACGGCCACGCGCTCGACACGCGCATCTGGCGCGGGTTGATCTGCGACGGCACGCGGCAGAACCCCGCGATGAACCCTGCGCGACGAGCGACCGTCGACGCGAGCGCGGTCACCACGAGCCCCGAGCCGGTCGCGTCGTTGGCGACGTCGGGCCCCTCGATCAGCGCGCGCATGTACTGGCCAGCCGCGGCGAAGGCCTCGAGCTTCGTGTTCACGGCAGCCGCGAGCGCCGCAGCCGCGGTCGCTCTCGCGCTGTCGTCCGCGCCACCGGGCGGGCCCACGACCATGACCAACGGCCACTGGCGCGAGTCCGCCGCCACGACGTCGAGCGCCGTCGCGAGCGCGGTGGTGTCGTACGTCGGCGCCGTGCTCGTCCACGAGTGCGTGTCGTCGACCGCGAAGTAGCTGGGCCCAGCTCCGGCCACGAACGTGGCGACGATATTCGTTCCGGGGATCGTGAACGTCCCGCCCGCGGGGATCGCGTACTCGACGCTCTCGCTCCGCCCGCCGTCGAGCGAGTACTTGAACCCGCCGACGCCGAGCGTCCCAGCGCGCGTGATGCGTAGCCGCCCCTCGAAGCGATCGTGGGGATTGCCCGCGAGCGTCACGGTGCCCGTTCCCGAGCCTACCTTCGTGACCGAGCTGTTGGTGCCCGCGGTGGTCGTTCCCACACGCACGCAGCCCACCGGGCGCGCGGTGAGTCCTTCGGCGCCGGCGCTCAGCGCGAGCGCGGCCATCTCCGCGAGCGGTCCGTATCCGAGCGTCGACACGACGTCGGCCGGGCTCTCGAACGCGTGCACGGCGATCGCGCTCACGGCGATCGAGCACACGCCGATCAAGAGCAGCGCGCGACCCGCGCCAGGTCGACCAGCGCCGAGCGCGCCGTCGCGAATCGTCAAAGTGAAGTTGTCTGCCACGATCAGCCTCCGAGCGTCATCGAGTTGAGGAATTCGACGGCCTTGGCGATCGCGTCAGGCGCGAGCTCGTCGTCGGGGCCGTGCTTCGTCACCGCGCAGAGCTGCGCGAGCTGCCACTCGGCGAGCCCGGCCTTCGCGGCGTACGCGCGGAGCGTGATCGTCTCGGCGCGCGGGGATTCATTCGCAGTCGCCGAGTTCGGCGCTGCGTCCTTCGTTTCGTCCATTGCTCAGCTGTCCTTCGCTTGGAGGATTCCGTCTGTGTCGCTCTTGCCCGTGTCGTCGAAACCGACGTCGGCGGGATCCACGCTCGCTTCGAGCACTTCCGCGGTGGGGCGCACGACCGGGATTCGCACAGCGAACCCGATGCGCGCGCTCTTGCCGAGCTGGACCCAACCTTCGGTGGTCCAATCCTCGACGAGCGGGAGCACAAGCGCGGTGCCGATCGCGTCGCGGAGCGCGACCTCCACCGCATCGACCAGCGCTTCAATCGCTGCGTCGTCGGTGTCGTGCGCGCCGCCCTTCTTCGCCCAGCACACCGCGACGACGGCGACGCTGCGATCGAGCACAGCGACGCGCTCAGCGTCGGCGGTCGTGCGCGCGGGCCCAACGGCGGTGCCCGCCTCGGCGCGAAACCACACCACGCGCGGTGGCGTGCCGGTCGTGGCGACGTACTGCTCGCCGAACGCGAACGTCGTGCCCGGAACTATCGCGAGCACGCGCGCCTGCACTTCGTCGATGACTTGCTCGAGACGGCTCTTAGCCACCGAAAAACTCCCGGTAGAACTCGCGCGTGGTCGCCGCGAACCGCGATCGCCACTCGGGCGGAAGCGATGCGCCAGGAAAGAAGGGCCGAGCGGGGATCGTCGCGCCGCTCACGCGGACGACGTTCACGACGCGGCCCTTCGCTTTCGCGGCGCTCTTCTTCGACTTGAACCGGCCCGTCTTCGTCCGCGCTTGGAAGCGCGCCTTCGTGCTCGCGCCGAACTGGTGAACGGCGGCGTAGCTGGTGTTCGTGTAGAGCGTGAAGCCCTTCGAGCTCACGCGCGTCTTGGTCGAGCGCGAGAGGCGCCCGCTCTTCACGAGCGGCTGTCCCTTGCGTGTCCTCAAGGGCTTCCACGCTTCGCCGTCGGGTGACGTCGACGTCGCGAAGGACTTCTCGACGAGCTTTCGCGCGTCGACTGCGAGACGGCCCGAGAGCACACGGAGTGCGGAAGCGCCGCCGAGCTTCTTCGTCTTCTCGATCAGCACGCGCAGCGATTCGTCCGAGCCTGTCATCTTGATCGTGACCGACGCGGCCATCACCAGCCTCGCTCTTCGTCGATCGAGACTTCGTCCCAACCGCGCGCTGGCGGCGAGACAACGACGGCGCCATCGACGGGCGCGCCTCCCTCGGTGATCGAGGGGTGGATCTTCTTGGCGGCAACCATCTCGAGCCACCGACGGCCCTCTTTCGAGCGCTCGCGAATGAGCGTCGCCATCGGTGATTCGGGATCGAGGCCCAACGTCGTCATGAGCGACGCTGCAGCCACCGCGCACACGGCCTGCGTGAGATCGTCCCCGAACGCCGCGAGCGGCAACACGTAGCGCGCACGGAGGTATCCGTCCGCGAGCGTGGATGCCGCGTCGATCGCGCGCGCAACGCTCCCCGGCACGCGCGAATCGAGCGCGTCGAGGGCGTCGGGCGGGAGGCCGAGCTGTTCGAAGTCGGTGCGAGTGGCGTAGGCCATGGCGATCAGGCCGTGTGACGGCTCATCAGGTACGGGAGCGACCAGCCGAACGCAGCGCGCATGCGCACGCCGTAGACGTACTCGTCGAGGTCGAACACCTGCGGATCGTCCTCGCGGAAGCGCGCGACGAGGGATCCAACCTCGCGCTTCTGAAAGACGATGGGCATGATGCCCTGGTCGGTGCAGGCAAGGTGCCAGCGCGTCGGCTGCGAGGCGAGCTCGGGGATCACGACGACGCGCACGAGGTCTTGGTTGACGTTCGTGACCGCCGCAGCGCCAGAGCCCTGCGTGACCGCGATGACGCCGGCCTTGACGATCGAGAGCGCCTTCGCGCGAAGCTGCGGAGGAACGATCAACGCGTTGGGCTGCAGGCCCATCGGCTCGCCGTTCTCGCTCGGGATCGACGCGAAGCGCGCGTAGGCCGTCTCGAAGTTCGCCTGCGTCAACGCTTCGGTCGTGAAGTCGTTGGCGTAGGTGACGCTCGTGTCGCCGTTCGGATCCACGACGTGCGCCGTGTTGAAGAACGAGAGCCCGTCCCAGCACGTTCCGTTCGCGTGGATGAGCTTCGCGATCTCACGATCGGGCCACTTCGCGACTTGGCGGCCGAGCGAGTCGAACATCGGCATGTAGATGCCGAGGCGGTCGTCTTCGACCTTCTCGCGCTCGACGACGATGGTGGACTCGTACTTCTCGTTCGTGAGTCGGTACGCGTTCGAGCCCAAGCGAGTCGCTTTGCGCGGCGAGCCCTTGGCCCACTTCCGCACCGTCGGCAGCTCGTGCATCCACGCGTAGATCTCCTCTTCGGTGCCGCTCGGCACCTCCATCGAGATCTGCGGCGCCCACACGGCGGCGGCCTTCTGGCCCTGCGCGAAGCGCGTGTTGAAGTTCTGGAAAGCGCCCTGCAAAAGCGCGGGCGTGATCGGCTGACCCATGGTGAATCTCCGTCAGAAAGGTGTTGAGGTTCGAGCTGCGTCAGCGATCAGCTGAGATGCACGCCCACTTCGACGATGACGTCCGAGCCGTTGTCATCGAGACCGATGCAGATGCCCGCGAGCGCGCGGGTGTTCGTAGCGCTCGTCTTCGCCACGGTCTGATCGTCGACGCAGTACACCGCCGAGCCAACCTCGGCCTTCGTGATCGCGTCGCCCGCCGTCGAGTTCTTGAACACGAATGCGCCGCGGCGCACCGGGACGCTCTTCGCCGCCGCCGCGCCGCTGCTGTTGTCGACCTCGGCGTCCGCCACGCCGATCACGCGAACGGTGCCACCTGCGAGCAGCCCCGCGGGCATCGCGTTGCCGCTCGAGTCGATAGCGGCCATCGCGCCGTTGCAGATCTTCGTCGAAGCCTTCATCGGAAGGCTCAGCCCGAGGACCATCGTGTTTCCAGCCCCGTACTTGGGGTTCTTCTTCGAAGCCGTGAGAGCTGCCATTGAGAGTGTCTCCTGTGGTTGTCCGCGGGATCACTCCGCGGCGGTGTCGTCGTCAGCCGCGAGCGCGGCCTGGGTCTTCAGCCACGCGGATTTCGAAGCGCGCAGCTCGTCGAGGTTGGTGCCGTACTTCGTCGCGATCGCGACCTCTTCGGGCGTCAGGTCGACGCTCGACGGGTCGCCTGCAGCAACGCTCTTCGCCTTCGGCTGCGGAGTCGCGTTCATGTGCGCGCCGCGCGCCTGCAGCGTTCCGAGGTACGCCGCGAGCTCGTCGAGCCCTGCGCACTTCTCAGCGTGCGCCCTGCGCGGATCGTCGGCGCTCTTCGTGAGCTTGCATTCGATCACCGCGCGCTCGAGCAACGCAGCCCGCTTGAGCGAGACCACCTCGGCTTCGGCTTTCGTCGCGCGCTCGGTGAGCGCCGGAACCTCGTCCGCCGTGGCCTTCAACGCGCGGAGCGCGCCCTGCGCGGCGGTCGCATCGTCGGCGCCGACGAGCTCCATCGCGAGACGCGCGAGCTGGGCGCGAGGATGATCGCTCGTCGGCTCGCCGTCGCTCTTCGTCTCGGGCTCGCTCGGAGCGGGCTCGTGGGCGGGCTCGGGCTCGACGGCCAGGGGCGTCGCGCTCTTGGCCTCGTACTCCTGTCGAGCCTTGGCGTGGAGCTGCGCGAGCGCGTCGGGGTTCGCTGGGACGCTCACGACCGAGATCTCGAAGAGCTCGTTGTCGTCGAGCACGAACACCTCTTGATCGTTCACCTTCGCCCAGCCGTACGAATGCGGCAGGAATCCCACGGAGATGCCGCGCAGCGCGCCCGCCTTCATCAGCTTGAAGACGCGCTCGGCCTCGGGGTTCACCTCTTCGCCGACGAGCGTGATGCGTGCCGTAAGCGCGCCGCCTTCGACCTTCACGTCCGACGCCGTGCCGATGACGCACGAGGGATCGCGTGTGTTGTGCCCGAAGAGCACGATCGGGTTGGCGGCGTAGCGTTCGAGGCGCCAGTTGGCCTTCACGATGTCGCCGTACGAGTCCACCGTCTCGGTGCTCGCGATCACGTCGAACGAGCGCTCGGCGCCGTCCGCAGCTTTGAGCTCGAACATCTTGTAGACGATCGCGCTCCGCTCGGTCGTCGGCGGCGTCGTCGCGGTGTCACGCGTCTGCATTGTCATTCTCCATGAAAACGGGTCGTGCTTCTTCGAGCGTGCGCCGCACGTCGAGGGTGAGTCCGGCCGCGGAAGCGGCCGCTTGAATCGCTGGGAGCGCCGTGGCAATCGCGCTCGTTGCCTGCGCGTTCGCCTGGCGCGTGCGCGCCTCTCGCTCTTCGTCGTCGGGCGGATCCGCGTCCCATTCGGCGCACGGGAACAACCCGCGCGAGCGCGCTTCGAGCAGCGCCCAACCGTCGAAGAGCTGCGACGCGATCTCGCTGAGCGCTTTCGCGTCACCTTCGAGCAAGTCCTGCCGCACGCCCGCGCCGACCGCCGCGCGCGCGTATCCGCCGCCCGTCGAGTCCTTCGAGGTCGTGTCCTGCCCGAGAATTCGCAGGCGAAGGCGCGATGCTTCCGCCGCGTCGAGCGCGAGCAATCCCTTCATGCCCGAGTCGGGCGGGAAGTGGAGCTCGAGGCCGTAGCTCGGGCTCGCGTCGTCGCCCTGGTCAGGGTACTGCGGCGAGACGATCAGGCCATTCGCGCCGATCTTCGAGAGCGCGGTCGTGTAGCGCTTGGCTTCGTCGGTCTCGGCCTGTCCGCCTGGCACCTTGGCCTCGACGATGCCTTGACCCATCCGCTCGCTGTGGCGCCGAGCGTCGCGCTGCGCGAACTCCTGCCCAACGTACGATCCCCCGAGCGCGCGGATCGCGCCTTCGAGGTGCGAAGTCAGTCGATCACCGACGAGCGAGACGATCCAACCTTCGCCGCGTCGGCCGAGTTCGTCGAGCACGACCACCCAGCCCTCGGCGGTGTACGCCTCCCAGCATCCTGCGCTCGGGTTGAATCGGCAGAGCGACGGGTGCCAGCGCTCGACGTACGGCACAACCTCGTCAACGGTCGGATCGTACGCAGCGGTGATGCGAGCGATCGCAAACCCGAGCATCACTCGGTCCTGCAACAGCGCGCGTTGCGATCCGCTGGGGAAAACGCTCGGCCAGCGCTGCTCGATGCGATCACGAAGCCCGCGGGCGTTCGTGGTGCCGTTGGCAGGTTCGAGCTCGAACGGCAGGCCCATCGAGCCCGCGAGTCGTTGCTCGAGCGCGCCGCTCACATCGGAGCTGCGCTTCGAGAGTTCAGCGAGCCCCGCGCTGCGCGTGAAGTCGCCGGCCTCGTGCTCGCGCAGGATGCCGCGGAGCTGCGCAACGGTCACCGACGAGAGCGTCGGCGTGCTCGCGAGCGCAGGCTGTCGTGTGGTGGGCGTGCTCACTCGTCGCTCTCGTTGTCGTGATGCTGTGTCGGCTGAGACCAGCCCGTCGTCTTCGTTCTTTTGGGCGTGCGTTGCAGCTCACGAAACGCGCCGCCGACGGCGTCCGCGTCATCGTCGTGGTCCCCATCGGGGAAGTCTTCGAGCACCGCGAACACCTCGCGCGTCCACGGCCCGCGGACCCATGCGACAGCGCCGGTCTCTTGGCGCGCGCTGAACGGTGAGAAGTTCAGGACCTTGTCGCCCTGCGGTCGCCTCCCGCGAATCGTGAACTCGGGAAAGTCGCGCTGATAGGTGAAGACCTGATCTTTTCCAGCCTGCGCCGGGTCTTGCGGGATGACCTGGACACAGCGCGGATCGAACTCGCGATCGCGCTGCGCGGTGCGCTTGAACGTCGCGCGCACTTCGGCGGGCGTTCCGCGCACGCGCTCGACGTGCTCGACGATCACCAGCCCTGTCTCGGTTTCCGAGAGCCGAGCGCCGATCGTCCAGTCGCCGTCCGAGGTCGCGCCGAAGTCCCACATGCGCAGGCGACGAGCGATCGAGTCGCGCGGCGCTGCGTCGAGCCATTGGGTGATCCACTTCGCTTTGAAGTAGAGCCCGGCCGCTGGCTTCACGAGCCAGTTGCCGTCCGCCAGCTGCGCGCGGCGCACGGGGTCAAGGTCGCGTAGCTGCGCTGCGTACTCGGCGCCGACGCGCGGGTTGTCCGCGAGGCGCGCGGGGATGAACGTGCGCGACAGCGCTCCGCTCGTCCCGCGCTCGACTTCAGCGCCGTCGCAGAACCAGCGCACTTCGCCGGGCTGCGCAGGCGCAGGATGCTCGGGGTTCAGCCACGCGCCGAAGCGCTCGAACACCCATTGGTGCCCAGCGCCGCCGGGGTTGGTCGTCGCGCGTGTCCAGCGCGGGAGCGTGGGGTCTGTCCCGCGGATGCGCGCTCGAATGCGCGAGTACTGCCGCAGTGTGAAGTGCGTGAGCTCATCGAAAATCACGAGGTGGTACTCGTGTCCGTCGAAGCGCTCGACGTCGTTCTCGTGCTCGCAGTGGGTGAACCACACGCGCGCGCCCGACGGAAAGCGCCACAGCCCCGTGGTCGCGTTGAGTCGACCGCCGAGCCGCGGATAGAGCGCCGCGCTCTTCTCGATGAGGTCCGCGAGCTGCGGAGTCTCGCGCCTCAACACCAGCGCGTTGAACGCACCGTTGTCGATGAAGCGCAGCGGAAGCGCAGCCGCAGCGGCGCTCTTGCCGCCGCCGGCCGCTCCGCCGTACAGGACCTCGCTCGCGCTACTCGCCAGAAACCGAGTCTGCGGGCC